CAAAGATCTGGTTCGCATACCACAAGACCATGTGCTCCTTGATGTGGTCAAGCAGCAATGGCAAGGCAGCAGATCCGATGATCCGGTTGCCACCGAACATGGGGTTTGTAATGAAGTCCAAGTGCACCTGCAAATGGGCCAAGTGATCTTGCTCAGGGAACGCGACGATAGGACGGCGCATTGTAGCTGCGATGTTCTCGTTGACTGCATTCAGCTCCAATGGCTGCTGCTTCGGCAACAAGAGCTCCTTGCCTTGAGGAATCTTGAGACGCTCCAAGAACATCTCTTCGACCTTGCGCAGATCGTAAAGCTGCGGCATCTCCTTAGCACGCTGCATGACAGCTTGTACCTGGGCAAAGCGCTGGGCTTCACTGAAGATGTTGGGATCAGAGACTGGCACGACATTCATCGGACCTTCAAAGTCGCTGCGCTTAACTAGCAGCTCGCCTGTCTCGTCAACGACCTCGGACTCTTCAAGGTAGGTCTTGTTCAAGCGGAACAAGAGCTTCAAGACACGAGCCATGGCGTCGTGCATACGAGCATGGATAGCTGAGAACACAACCATGCCTTGCTCAAGACGAGCTAGGGTCGTGCCGACTGGCGTATTGGCATTGCTGTCTGCAAGCTCTTCAAACGTCGTCCTGACCACGCCTTGAGATGCATCAACCAAGGTACCAAGCAGCTGGTACAGGACAGGGCTCGGTGGGTTGTAAGGCATCGGCATGAGAACCTTGCGGATGTCGTCTTGGCCAAAGCTGCCTTCGATCTCCTTGACCTCGGTAGGATCAACACGGTCTGTTTGACCACCAGCACCTGACTTGAGCTTCAAGAGGCCTGGGAAGTTGTTGATGTGTGCTGAATCTAGAAGGGCACGAAGTGCACCGGTAGCTGCGGCACTCAGGCCACCGATCATGTGAATCAGACCGATTGGGTAAGCACCACGCCAAGGGACAAACGGGAACTCGACCATCCAATACATTTCCTGTTTGGTCTCATCACCTTCTTCCCAGTTGCGATAGATGCTGAGAATTCGCTGCGTTGACTTGTCAATGCTGATGATGTAAGGAGCCAGTCCGTCACCATTGTCGAGGTCCATGATGATGTAGCACTCGAACACGGTGCGTAGACCATCGACGTTGTAACTATCTGAACTACGTCCTTCGATCTTGTCATTGGCCTTGGCTGCTTTAGACTCGTCAGGAGGCAGCGGGTCAACGGCTACGTCAACATCGAGGTACATCCCAGCTTCGATGCGCTTCTGGTACTCGATCTTGGTGAGATATTGAACATGAGTCTTGCGCTCGGCTGTGTAGAAGTTAGTGGCTGCGAAGGGCAAATACACGTCATCGATGGGCACAAACATCGGAACAGGCTTCTTGGTGTTGCTGTCCCATGTGATCTTGAGGTATTGACCACCGCCCAAAGGCAACTGGGTCGAGAGCTGCTCGAGCTCGGCACGGAAACCGGGCATCTGCTCGGTCATTTGCCAGTTCAAGTAACGCGTGATGCGTTGCGCTTTTTCTACCTTGTCAAGGGTGGGTTCGCCGACGACCTTCTCTTTGGCAGGACCATCAGGCGGAAACAGCTCTTTCATGACTCGAGCTGCAAAGTCCACGCAAGCCTGAGTCAGCATCGGGTGAACTACTTTTGAGGCTCCTGTGAACGACGCGCCGCCAGGGGCATCATCACCAAGGCCAGTACGACGCAGTCCTTCTTCGTACTGTTCGTCACGCTTCTTGCGAGACTCTTTGTCTTTCTCAATCAGGTCACAGAGCTCTGAACCGATGTTTGCCAGTTCGTAGCTTGGATAAGACTCAGCTAGGTTTGCATAGAACTCTGACTCGGCTGGAGTGGCTCCATCATCGATGGTGACCATTGCACCACCGTCTTCGGTGTCCTCGACATCGCTTGCTTCTTCCGGAAGTTCGACCATCTCGCCTAGGTTTTCGTCTTCGTCACGTTCTGCCATTCAATTCTCCGGTTAAGCCGCGTAAGGATTCACTAACTGCGGTTTGAATTCAGCTTCACGGCGTTCTGGCTGGGGCTTTGTGACTGAGACATAGCCGCGATCTGCCAGGAGGCGGAGCGCTTGTGTCGTGCTGTCCACAAAGTCGTCATGTTTGATTGAACCTTCTCCAGTAAAGCTGCAAAGCTGTGAAATAAGTGGTTCAGCCCAGGAACGTGGATTCCCAGGCCGCTTGTCAGATTCTACTACCCAAACGAATCCGTGTGCAAATAAATGTGAGACTGCATGCAACCGCTGGAGCTTGTCCGCTCGTCCCGGGTTGTATGGATAGGCGAGAATGTCCTCACGGGCCAGCATCTGGCGGAGGCTGATTCCTGATCCTTTGTCCTCGATGATCAGCAAGTCTGGGCTGCGGCCAGTCAGATAGGACTGTTTCGGGCCAACCAAGGGCTTGATCATGGGCTTCATGTCCTCGTCGCCGTACCTGACGACGTACTCTTTCCTGACCCGTTCAATCAGACCAGGCAGCCCGAGATGCTCTTGCCAGCAGTCGAGCAGCAAGAAAGCTGGCTTCTTCTCATGCCTGAACACACCCCAGACTGAGCAGGCAGTCGGGTCTGGGTCATGGCTCTTACGATCAATCGACTTCTCAGTGAAGGCCGTGTCAAGGCTCATGACGATGTACTCCAGGCTTGGGATCGGCTTATCCTTGGGCCATAGCTTGATCCAGCTGCGCTTGATGACGCCAGTCTCTTCTGGGTCGATGACCTCGGCATGGATCTCTTGGCGTCCGAGCTGGGTGCCCTCGTACTGCGTGATCTGGTCAAGGAAGGATTTGGCTAGATTCGCTGCATTGTCGTAGGTTGATCCACGGGTCACGACGATCTTAGACTTCTGGCTTTGAGATTCTTTGAGCAGGTTTCTGACTAGCTCTATGGGCCGTGGGGTGGTGGTCACGATCACCTGTGGGTTATCCCCGAGACGTAGGCCGAACCGCATCATGTCCCAGGTCTCTTCAACGTATTGCCATGCTGCCAGCTCATCACACCAGACTCGGTGGAACTGTGGACCACGCAGACGGCTTGGTTCCTCAGCAGAGAAGCCACGGATCGATGAGCCATTGGTCAGGGTTAGCTCACCAAGGCTCTTGTTGTGGTTAGCAATGATGCTTGGCGGCAGGATCGATAGCAGCCCAGACTCACCCTCGAAGCAAACGCCTCGAATGTCAGAGCTCGTCGGTGCGATGACCCCGCATCTGACGCCGGGGTTAGCAGCCGCGTAGTTCGCGATGTCCTCAGCCCCGGTTCTAGTCTTACCGAATCCTCGGCCAGCGAGAATCAGCCAGATGTTCCAATCACCTTGAGGCGTGATCTGTTCAGGCCTTGCCGTGGCCTTCCATTTGAGTTTCCATGCAAGCAGCTCCAGGTCCTCGACGTCGAGGTGCGCGAGGTTTGTTTGAATGGTCCGGAGCTCAGACGACGAGAGGATCATTTGTTGTTCAGCTTCTCAATCAACCCCGTGATTTGCTCGATGAGCTCGAGCTTGACTTCAACTGGACCGCCATCAGGACCTGAGACCTCGATGGACTTTTTCTTAGCATAGCCGTACTGCACGACTTCTTTGAGGCAATCTTTGCGGACCAGAAGATCGTGGTTCGGGTCGAAAGCCATGTCTGCCAAGGCTTCGAGGGGATCGCCATACTTGTCGACGATCTTTTCGAAGGTCTCTTGACGTTCAACAGTACGCTTGTTGAGTGATCCTTTCTTGCGTCCGGATCCTTCAGGTTTAACGCCTTTCTGGAATGGCATAGCAGGCTCCTTACAGTTCTATTTGATTTCTATTTTAGATCGTGCTGCGCAACAACGTACATAGCCCAGGCTCAAAATCCCTATATGCATATTTTTTAGCCATAACTGGTTGGATTCAGTCATTTAAGTTATTGATTTCTATCGTTCGTTCGTTCGTTCACTAGTCCACGCGTGCTCATAACTGGTTGAATTAATTCACTTAGTTATGGCTCTAAAAACCCTCTATAGCGTTTTTCCGAACGAGTCCACTGATCCCCGGACCATTTTTCACAAAAAGTCGCGCAGGTTGTACGGCTTTGATATAATGCAACTACAAGCAATCTGCTTGCAACACAAACCAAGGAGCATGTATGTCACGTCCTGTAGAAGCAGCAACGGCACTCGACTTAGACACCATCAAGATTCTCTTGTGGGCCAGTGAGTACGGGTCAGGTCACCCGAACATCAGCCGTTTGTATGACCGTGAAGCCAATGACGGCCTGTCCATCAGCCGAGGCACCTTCTTCAACGCCATCAAGGGCCGTAAAGTCACGAACCACGTGATCGCTGCCATCGATGAATTGATCGCCATCCGTGGCTGGCAAGCCCAGTACCTAGAACATTGTCGCGAGGAGCACAAACGTCGGGTCATCAGAGCCTTTGAAAGCCCCAGGTCATACTGTTCAATCTGCGGCCATCCTTGTGAGCACTGCGGTGGCCCTAAGTCAGCCAGAAGACGCAAAGCAGTCACCGAGTTCCTGAAGCAAGATCCGACTGACCTTGGCTGCAAAGTCAGGCAAGACATTGACCCAGACGACTAGTCTGCGCAGCGCGAGGCATAAAAAAGAGGGCCCTTCAAGGCCCTCAAACCCACACGTTCTTGGCAACTGCGTGTAGGGTTATCTTAAATTAAATCTCGCCGTCAGAACGCTTCTTTCGAGATTTCTTTCTCACCTGCTCTTGGAATTCGTCCAATTCCTTTTGCGCGGAGTGAATAGCTCTCCTGAGCCACGGCGATGATACGGTTGAGCAAGCTTCGCAG